TTATACGCAGAATAAAAAGCGAACATCTGCGTACAAAATGCGTACATGTTCCCCCCTAGGGCGTCAAACATATATGGGGGGTAACTCACAATTTTTTTGCAATTATTTTACAAATCGTTTAATATGTTCACATAACTTTCTCTAGGTTAAAACTATAGTGAGTTAGTTATTTTTAGTTATATAAGTGGGGTAGGCTTTCTCATCCTAGGCTAGTCAAAGCAGCCCCACTAAAAATAGGAAACACAGGAAAGGAAATATATGAGTGGACCTACACATAGTAATCGTAACTACAAAGTTATGAAAGGATACAGCTTACCAGAGGGTGAGTATATCATTGAGGAATGGAATGCATCTAATTGGAATAAAGATACTCAAGAAAGAGAACCAGTGCCAGGTGCAAAAGATATTAAGATCTATAAGAAAGATCCTTCAAAGGAATATAACAAAGGAGATCTTGTAGCTTTCTTTAGAGTGTTTGAGAACAAGAGTGATCCTCAAATACCTCTTCACCAAAAACCAGCAAGTGAAGGAATATCGGATGACCCAATCCCATTCTAAATCAAATCTATATCAAAGAAACGATAAGGTTATGAAGTGGGTTAGAACTCCCAAAGAGATTTGGGCAGATCTTTCTCAAGAGTTTAACTTTACTGTTGATTGTTGTGCATCTCACCAAAACCATCTTTTACCAAAGTATTATACCAAAGAGGATAACAGCTTGACTAAAGATTGGACTGGTGAGGTTGCGTATATACATCCTATGTTTGATAATGACATACCTAGGTTTGTAAAGAAGGCAGCGGAAACAAAAAACTTTACAGGGGTATTCTTGTTACCCGCTTCTACTCATGCTAAATACTTTCATGATTATATGTATAAGAAAGATAATGTTGAGATTAGATTTCTTAAGAAACCAAAAGATGGATTTAGGTTTGGCCATGATGATGGATCTGATGATCAGAATAAGGTTGGATACATCAAAGGTTTAATGGTGGTGATATTTAGGAATGAGTAATACTAATAAAAAACGAATAGTAAAACCTCCTTTGGATAGGTTCGGTGGTGTCCGAGTAGTTCAGAGGAGGATCCAAAAATCACAAATCATAGAACATAACAAGGAGAGTGTAGCTAAAGAACTTGTTGATATAGGTAAGACTAATATTGCCGATATTATGGAGTGGGATGAAAAAGGTAATGTTACAATAAAAGATACGAAAAACATATCCGAGGCAGCATTAAAGTCTATAAAAAAAATTAAAGTAACTCCGACAAAACTAGGACCCCAGTTGGAGGTAGAACTTCATGATAAGGTAGCAGTGCTGCGAGTGTTAGCAAAAGCTGCTGGACTATTAGAACAACATGAAGATATGGAAAGACCATCAGTTGTTGGTATTGTTATGCAAGGACCAGATGCAAAACCAATAATTGATATTGAGGAGGATGATGGCAAGAGTAAAGTTTGATGTAAACAAACTCCCACATGAAAGGATCCCAAAGAAAACAAGTATATCAAAAAGAAAAAAACCCAAGTTCTCCAGTATGAATAAGCATAAGAAAAGATCTTGGAAAAAAAGAAACCGAGGTGGTAGGTGAGATCTCTTATAGAAAGCATCATTGATGTTGGATCTGGTTTAATTATCGCAACATTGTTACAGCTCTATATATTTCCATTCTTTGGAATGTATCCGACAGTTTGGGAAAGTTTTAACATAGCAGTAATCTTTATGTGTGTATCAATATTTAGATCTTGGTTATGGAGATTATTCTTTAGGAGGTACAAATGAAACTAAAACATTTAGATCTGTTTAGTGGTATCGGTGGATTTAGTCTAGGACTAGAGGAAGCTGGATTAGTAGAGACAATAGCATTTTGTGATTATGAACCTTATTGTCAAAAGATCTTAAAAAAACATTGGCCAAAAGTTCCAATATATAATAACATAAAGGAGTTAAACTATGAAACACTTAAACAAGATGGGATCAAAGACATTGACATCATCACAGGGGGATACCCATGCCAACCATTCTCGGTTGCTGGAAAACAAAGAGCTGAAAAAGATCCGAGACATCTCTGGCCAGAAATGTTTAGACTTATCAAAGAATGTCGGCCAACTTGGGTCATTGGAGAAAATGTTAGTGGCCACATTAAACTCGGTCTTGATACAGTTATCTCGGACTTGGAAAGTGAAGGCTACTCAACAAGGACATTTAATATTCCAGCTAGCGGTGTCGGTGCCCTCCACCAAAGACAACGAATATGGATTATTTCCCACACCAACGAACATGGATCACATCAAGAGAAAAGGGATGAGACCGAGCAGAGCAGCGACTGGGAGAAAGACAGGGTATCTATCAGAAATGGTAACGATGTATCCTACTCCGACAAACAACGAACACAAATACAGATTGAAGGGAAACACTCAAGCATCCAAATGCCTAGAGGCACTAGCGAGAAAGGGAGAGTTACAACAACTACCGACCCCAACTGCAAAGATGTACACCAACAGCAAGGCAACATACGATCCAGCAGCAACAAGTTTATCAAGGAGGACTTTGGAGGTTTACGCAAGGACATATCCTCAACCGAAGATGTGGCACACACCAACAGCGAGGGAACACAAAAACTCGGGCAACATAACGAAATGGGATCCAGAGTATTTGAAAACTCATCCAAGTCTTACACATCAAGCAATAAAATCGGAAAAGAAAATTGGTGGGGCTTTGAACCCAGAGTGGGTAGAGTGGTTGATGGGGTACCCGATAGGGTGGACAGAATAAAATGTTTAGGAAATAGTGTAGTGCCTCAAATACCATATCTTATAGGTTTGAGTATCTTACAAGCTATAAACAAATAAATGGATTTAATTATTCTATACGATGGTATATATAGTTTAGTACCAGTTACAAAAGAAATGTTACAAAGTATTACATTATTAACAGCAGTAGATTGCTTTGAGCTTTGTGATATTTTAAGATTAAAATTAACAACCTATCATGATGCTCCCATAAATAGACATGTGATGAATGATGGTAGTGGCGATTTATATGGATGTATATGTCAATGAAAAATTTAAGAGTATTATCTTTAGGAGCTGGAGTTCAAAGTTCTACACTTGCATTGATGATTGAGAAAGGAGAGGTGCCAATGGTAGATGCTGCCATATTTAGTGATACTTATGGTGAACCTCAAGCTGTTTACAATTGGTTAGATTGGTTAGAAAAACAATTATCTTTTCCTGTGTATAGAGTTGCAAGAGGTAATCTTAAACAAGATATGTTAGATGCAACAGTAGGAAAGTATAAATTTATATCAGTACCATTATTTACAAAAAGCAAAGAAACTGGAAAAAAAGGTTTGTTAAGGAGACAATGTACTTTTGATTATAAGATTGCTCCAGTAACAAAAAAAGTAAGAGAACTACTTGGAGTTGGTTATAGAAAAAGAGTTCCTAAAGATACTATTGTTGAAATGCTTATGGGTATTTCTTTTGATGAAATAATTAGAATGAAAGACAATAAACTTAAATACATGAAAAATAATTATCCTTTAATTGATAAAAAATTAAGAAGGGCAGATTGTATTGAGTGGATGAAAAAAAATAATTATCCTACACCACCAAGATCTGCATGTACTTTTTGTCCATATCATACAAATACTGAATGGAGAAGGATTAAAGAAAATAAAAAAGAATGGGATGAAGTTGTTGCTTTAGATAAAGCTATAAGAGGAGGAAAACCAAAAGATACTGATGAACTTTTTTTACATAAAGATTGTGTACCACTTGACGAGGTAGATTTAAGAACTGCTGCTGAGAAAGGACAAAAAGAATTATTCTATGAAGATTTTGGACAACTTGATAATTGTGAGGGCATGTGTGGAGTTTAGAAATTGAGTGATGCAATAACAAATCTTAAATTAGACTTTTCTAGTTCACCTACATTGTGGAAGTTCTTACAAGACAAATCATTTGTAAGAGGTGTGATGGGACCGGTAGGTAGTGGTAAATCATATTCATGTGCAGCGGAGATTATGTTGAAAGCTGTACAACAAGTTACATCACCAAGAGATGGGATCAAGTATAGTAGGTTTGTTGTTGTAAGAAACTCATATCCAGAGTTAAGAACTACTACAATCAAAACATGGCAAGAGTTATTTCCAGAAAACATTTGGGGTCCTTTCAGATGGTCTCCACCTTTGACACATCATATCAAACTACCATCAAGAGATAATGCTCCAGGTATTGATTGTGAGGTTATCTTTCTAGCTCTTGATCAACCCAAAGATGTTAGAAAACTTTTATCTATGGAACTTACTGGTGCATGGGTGAATGAGGCAAGAGAGTTACCTAAAGCTGTAATAGATGGTTTGACACACAGGGTAGGTAGATACCCAACTTTATCTGATGGTGGTGCGAAACCATGGAGAGGTATCATTATGGATACTAACCCAATGGATGATGATCATTGGTGGTATAGATTAAGTGAGAAAGAAAAGATGAAAGGTAAATACAAATGGACTTTCTTTAAACAACCAGGGGCAGTTGTAGAATATACAAAAGAAGATTTACCAGAAAATCCAGAGGCTAATGGTTTTGTTATGTCAGCAAATAAATGGTGGATGACAAATCCTAAATGTGAAAATAAAAAAAATCTTCCTACTGGTTACTATGAACAAACACTACTAGGTAAAAATTTAGATTGGATAAGATGTTATGCTCAAGGATTATATACTTATGTTCAAGAAGGTAAACCAGTTATGTCAGAGTATGATGATACACTTATGGCAGCAGATTTTTTAGAACCCGATATATCTTTACCTATACAAGTTGGTGTGGACTTTGGTTTGACCCCAGCAGCAATCTTTGGACAAAGAACTAAAAAAGGAACTTGGAATATTCTACATGAGTTAGTTACCTTTGATATGGGATTAGAAAGATTTGGTGAAATGTTAAAAACAGAATTAGCAAGTAAGTTTCCAAAGTTTGATGTGTTAGTACATGGAGACCCAG